TTTTTTTCTACTAATTCTTTGCTAGAGTCGTCTGTTGTTCTTAAGTCTATTCCTGACAGCTCGTTAGCCTCTTCAGCTATTTTTGACAATAAAACTTGATCGCCATTATTCATCAAAGTGTTATAAGCTCTTTCTCTAGCTTTTGGGTTTAGCTTATTTATTTGTCCAGCACCTGAAATAGTTTTACCTACTGCGCCACCTATTATAAAGTTATCTCCAAGTCTATTTATTAATTGTTCTGGATCAACTTCTCTACCTAAAGATATATTATCCCAGTAAGTACTAACTAGTTCTGTTGCAGCTTCAGAAAAACCTTCAGTTAAAAAACCTCCAGTTAATTTTTTAGCAATACTTAAAACACCTTCTTTTAAAAACTCTGCGGCTTGCTTTGCACTAGTTTGAGCATTTATAAGATTAGCTTTTTTTAAAAGTGATCTTGTAGCTATTTCAAAGCCAGCTTCGATAGTACCACTTCCAGTCGCGTTTAAAAGTAGTAAACCCGTGTTTTTATCTTCTTCAGCAGCAAATAACTCTTCTTCAAACTTATTACCAGCCGTGCTAATAGCTAAAGCACCCATACCCCAAGGGCCAAGTCTAGCAGCTACTAATGACGGTATAGACTCTACCATTCCATCAACTGTTTTGTCTACGGCAGAAGAGATGTTTCCTTCTGCTATATCTTCAGTAATACTACCGTCAGATCTATCAATATAAGTACTTAAGAAAAAAGAGATTTGATCAAAAGTTAGAGAAGGACCAAGAATTTTGTTTCTCATTTGTATTGCTTTCTTTTCAGGAAGAGCTAGTTCTTCGTCGTTAAAAAGTTCTCTACCAAAAACTTCTATACTAGTACCTAAAGCATTAAAATAATCAGATATACCACCAAGAGCTTCAGAAAAAGCGTAAGCACCTAATATTATTTTTTCTCCTAAACTAGAATCATCTACATAACCAGGCTCTCCAGGCTGTATTTTTCTAACCGCATCGAGAGGCTCTATAACATTTTTTTGACTTTTAAGCTTATCAAAATAAACATCAAAGTCAAGCCCTTGTAATTTAGCTTGACCTTCCAGCTCTTCTAAAGTAAATTGTCTACCTTCTACTTCAAACATACTATTCTACTTCTAATGGATTTTCTGAACGAGTAAATACTGGATTGTTAGGAATTGGTCCGGTTGGCTCTGTGTTTTCTTCTATTGTTGCTTTAGCAACTTCACCACCAAATCTTTTTATCATATCTTCAACGCTAGTTATTCTAAAACCAGCATCCATAAAATATTTTTCACTCATAGAAGCTTCAGATGCTTTAGCTTGAACATAACCATCGCCTACTTTAACTAAAGTCATACCATAATCAGGTAAATTTATTATTTGTTGACCTTGTTCTAACTGCTCAACAATTTCTTTGTTTAAGTTTGCTCTATAACTTGCGCGGCTATTGCTTGTAGTTATTCTTTGTTTTCTTAAATATTTTGAGTAACCATCACTATTTGATTGATCAACCATACTTTTAAGTATAAACTGTTGTATATAACCAGTAGGAGGATTTTGAGCTAATTCTAATATTTTTAAGTTATAAGAGTCGCCTGCAGCTACAGCTTTACCGTCTTTAACTTCTATACCATCATAACCAGGCATACCTAAGGCTATTTGTTCTGCTATATAATAATCTACTATTTTGCTATTACCACTATAATCTCCAATTAGACCACCTAAAAACAAATCTTTAGCAAAATCTTCGTCTTGAATAAGTGCGGCAACACCGTTTTGTATTTCAATGGCGCTAGCGCCTATTGCGTTACCGTTTTCGTCTATTTGTAAATCTAAACCTTGTAAGCCTAATTTCTCTGCAGAGCTGTTTAGCTGCACTAAAGCACTGTGAAGCTCATTGCTTCTACTTTTAACATCTATAAGATCATTAACATTGTACTCTTGACCTTTTAAATCTCTGTAGTAGACGCCGTCGTTTCTAAACTGTATTCTTTTATAACCTTCTTTACCAACAAACTCTAGTAACGCATTTACGTGAGCTGGATCTTGGCCATAAGCTAAACCTTGCTTTATAGCGTTTATACCTTTATCTCTATATGAAGACAAAGAATTTAAGCTGTTATTTACTAAAGTAAAAGAGTTTTTAAGAACGTTAAATTGTTTTTCTAACGCTATATACTCTGCGCTTGTTTTTTTATGACCTAGCTTTCCTAATTGCTTAGACAACTGTCTCATTTGTTGCTTTTGACCCATCATCCAGTCTGTTAACAAAGGTCTAACTTCTGCAGGAACTACCTCTGCTGAAAAGTCATCAGGCATATTTGATAGAAAATTAGCAGAAGTAGCCTCTGCCACTGCCATCCTATTAGTGAAATAATCAACTAAAGGAGTAAAAACAGCATTACCGTAATCTATAGAAGTACTAGCTAGCCTTGATGTTGTCAAAGCAGCCATACCACTAGAAAAATCTATTTTATTTTGTTTTTTAGCCATTATTAGTATTGGTTAAATGCATCGGAAAAACTAGTTAAGTTTTCATTTGGTATTATATATTGTGGTGGTTGTTGATCATCTGGAATACTAAAAGCACGTATTTGATCGTTATAAAGTGATCCAAAGAAGCCTTGACTAGTATCTAATTGTATTTCATCTGCAGTAGTTTTTGTATTACCTGGTTGCGGTTCTGTTGTAGTCTTTTTGTCTATTAAATCATCAATACCTTGAACAGCTTTAATACCAGTTTGTGCGGCACCTTGAAAATCTGCTTGTGCAGCTTGTCCAAATTGTGTAGCTTGAGCATATTCACCAGCAGCTCTATACATTTGCATATTCATTAAAGCAGCATCTCTATTAAATTCTTGTTGCTTTACACCTCTATCAATAGCAAGTTGAGCACCAGCTGCTCTTTGCTGTAACTGAAACTCTTGCTGTGCCATTCTACCTTGCAACTTAGCAGCGGCTGCAGATCCTTGTTTAGCAATAGAAGTAGCTAAAGCAGCTGTTGCGCCGGCTCCAGCTACAGGGGCTAGATTAGCTAATATATCAGCAGCTTGTTGTGTTTGTTGATTAGCGGCTACTTCTTGAGCTTTTGTAGTTACATCTACATCTTCGTATGGATTTTGAACACGAAAATCATAATCACGCATTGCATCCATTTGGCCTTCAAGCTGTTTGTCTAGCTCGTTAGCTCTAGCTAAAGCATCGTTTCTTTTTCTAGCATTAGCAATTCCAGAACCAATTTGATACAAAGTAGCAGCTACCATAAATGCTTCTACTACAAATTTATTAGGAGAACTTTTTTTTAACTTATTCATTTTATATTAAAATATATGTTTAATAATTACACTTTTAATACTCTATTTACTACTTTCTTCTACTTGTAAAGCAATACTAAATAGCTCTGCTCGATCATTAGAATCGTTTACAAACTTTACTTCTGCATAATAACCTTTTAGAGTAGCTAAGTTTACAGCGTTATCTTTTGAAAAGAATATATAGCTATTAATAGATGGTAGATTTATAGTATTAGTTACATTCACTTCTATATTATAAGTTCCTGAAAAACCACTAACAACCCCTAACTCAACAACATTATTTAAAGAGCTAGTAGTAGTAAATCCACCAAGAGTTGAAGTAGAATTAACTGTATAAACAGTATCACCAACTTGAACGCCTGTTAGTTGTGGATCTGTAGAAAAAGGTAGTAGTATAGTTGCCATATTTTATCCTATTACTAATGATAATATAGAGAACACGTTTGCATTACTGCCGTGTTTTATTCTTAAATTTAACAAAAACACACTGCCAGTTGGAGTGGCATTTATCTGAATATTCAACATACCAGTTGACGCACTAAGATTACAAGCTGCTAAATCATTAGCATCAAAAAAGCTTGGAAATGATGATGTAGGTGTATCAATTTGATATTGTGTGCTAGCACTAATAAATTCAATAACACCATCAGCGCTTCCTGTTGGCCCATAAATCATAGGTATAGACATAACAAACTCACTGCCAGATGCTGTCCAAGCGCCTGCTGTAACAGACGTTGTGAGTAATATGTTATTACAAATTATTTGTCCACTCGGTCCAGTGACAGCTGGTTGAGTATTATCTATAACATTGTTTTGGAAAATAGCTTGAGTAAGAACACCGTCATCAAAATATACGTATGGAATTTCACTAGCCTGCTCAAGCACAATGTAATCATTTGTTTCGTCAGCTAAACCAGGAGATGCTAAGTGCGGTAACTGAAGTTGCACACTACTATGAAATAAACTAAGACCTATATACCTTGACTGTAAAGTAAAATTAGGCTCTAACACTGACGTATTAGAAATTTCATATTGGTATAAACTGTTTGTGATAAAAGTTATATCAATATTTGGTAAAGATGTTGATCCAGTAGTAAGCCAAGTGTCAGAAACAGAGTTAACATGGTCATTAGCATCACTAAGTGTATTAAAGAACGTTGCAAAAAGAGCAGGTGTAGATCCGTTTGCTGCTAATTGTATTAAATTTGAAATATCGCCACCTAGACCTGATAAAACAATAGTTGATGAACTTAAAGTAAATTGAACACGAGGTCTAGCTAACTGAGTAACAGTTATAGTATCGTTAGGATTTACTGATTGACTAGTATTACCTGGTCCAGTTGCGTTTCCAGGGTATTGTGGATTATGAGGATTAAAACCAGTCACTGTAAAAGATCTATCAACAGGAAAAGAATACGTCCATGAATTTTGTCCAGGAAATGTAGCAAAAAGAGTTGCATTATTTTCTTCTGCATAAACTGTAACTTTGTAGTTAACTAAGTTAGAATATGAAGTTTGAACTGGGGGTGGCTGATTTGGATCAACGTAAGTAGGTATGAATCTTGTGAACTCAGGGTTTTGATAATTCCAACCATTACTTCCACCAAACTGAACAGTAGACTGACCATTACCATTTACATCTTCGTTCCAATTATCATAGTTAAATTGACACATTATATTATTATATTGTCCAATAGATCCTTGAGTTCCGTGATAACTAACACCATTAGCAGAAAGAGAGTCGCTATCCGGTATTTGTACAAAAAACTCTTTGATACCTTGAGTATGGTCAAAAGTTATAGTAGCATTAGTAGGAATAGGATAATCATCAGCGGTAGCAGCGTTAGGTCCTTGCTCTCTAAAAACTAATGTATTAGTACTAGAGTTATAACTAGATGCTTGCTCTATAACGAAAGGATCACCTGTAGGAACAATAGAAGCATCTTCAGGATGAGATACAGTTAAATGAGCTGTTCTTATAACTCCTGTAGCGTTTGGATCAACTTGCAAAATTGCTACCGCATTACCCAAACTTTGATTACTACCTAAAAGCACAGAACACCAAGTTGGAGTTAATCCTGTATCTGCATCGATAAGACTAATTGAGCTTGTAGTAATATTAATTGGAAGAGTCTGAAACATAGCGTTCCAAGTTATACTAAAATAAGCTTGTGGTGTAGAAACACCTATATCAGGAATTCTATATATTCCATTAAAGTCTGTGACCATACCTGGAGAGTTTCCATTGCCTTGATTAGCTGTATCACCAAACCAAGTTGGTGATGGCTGTCCAAAATCATTATCCATCATAATATACCACTCACCTTCTACTGATATTTGACCAGCAGCATTTGCCGCAAGTTGTAGTATCTGTATAGTATCTGTCACGCTTGAGTCAGCATCTGAAGTTATTGTTAAACTACCTAGTCTATCACCACCTGTATTTTCAGCAAAAGACACAGTTACAAAACTACCACCAGTATTACTTGGATCGTGAGTAACGCTTAAAATCTCAAAATCAGTACTTGGACTAAAAGTGCTATTAGTAAAAGAAGCCGAAAAAGGACCACAATTACTATTTACATGAACATTAATAACTGTAGTTGTAGGACCAGTTTGTACTTGTGAAAAAGGAGTAAAACTACCATTATTATAATCTGCAAAATCTAATACAGCTAGTTCAGTCTGTATGTTAATGAACACTTCATTTTGATCGTCAACTTGAGGCGCATTAATAGCTATACTATCGTAATCTACTTCAACTTTATTCAATAAAGGACTAAAAAGTGAGGCTGAAAAACTATAATTACCACTTTCTCCTTGCGTCAAACTAACAATAGGACTAGCTATATCAGCGTATGTTCCAGATATGACTTCTATATCTATTAATCTACCAGAAAAAGTCTGTGGAATAGTAGCTGAAAATGCGTAAATTTTTTCTGTGTTTGTTTGAGAAGCTAGAGTAAATGAAGAATTAGTAATACCTAAGTTGTCAGGATCTACATCAAATGCTACTTGATGAGGGGTAATACCTGGAGAAAATATACCATTATTAACAGCATCGTTTAAAATAAAATTACAAGTATATTGTATTGGTAGCAAAATCCCTGTACCATCTATATCAATGATCTGTGTTGTATCATTAGTTAAAGTAAAAGTTGCGTAATTAATAGTTGCTATAACATTGTTACTATTAGCGTAAGGTGTTCCAGAATCTGCAAACGTAATAGATAAAATAGAAGTTGGAAGCGTATATGACGCATTAATTGCAAAATCAGCAGCAGCTATACCGTATCCATTATTTGAACTTATGGTAACATCAATAGTACTATTAGTTAAACTAGATGTTTGAGGAAAAGAAGAGCTAACGGTGTTCCAGCTAGGTTGACTACTTACGTTGTTAAGCGTAATAGTATATAAAAAACCTAAAGTATTAATTGTTCCAGAAGAAACAGTAGCACCTGCAGATAAATTTCCAATACCTTGAACTGAAAACTCATTAAAATCAAGATTACCTACAGCATTACCGTCAGTAGCATCTGATGCGTTTGTAAAAGTAGTATCTATACCTTTAATATAATTATACCACTTACCTTCTTTTTCAATAAACTCATCAACATCTCCTTCTTGCATGTCAGTAACTATAGATTCAACATGCCATCCACTTCTAGCTATTTCATTGTAGTACTCATTATCATTATACGTGACTCCATCAACTAATTCATCAGTAAATTTAACAACTTTAGACTGTGTACCTTCGTAGCTTAATGTTTTAAATAATTTTACTGTGGAGCTAGTTTCGTTAAATATATCTGTTATAGAAGAATTAAAATTTGATCCGTAAAAATTACAGTAAGTAAAGCTTAATGTATCTGGGTGATGTAGATATTGTAATCCGTTTTTAAAAGTATAATAAGAGTTAGATATAGTTACAGCGCTTTCATAAATAAAAGATTTAAAACTAGTCCAACCTTTAACGTTTTCTTTATAACCTACATTGTAAACATTTTTAGAATTATTAGGATCTACAATTTCATGTATTACTATATTGTACTCGTTCTTTTTACCATCATAACTACCAATAACAGCTTGTGCTTGCTTTAAGTGGTCATTGAAAAAGTCTTTCATACCTGCCTCTGATATAGCAGTTATTCCGTCTCTTGAAAGCCTACATACAGCTCCTTTTTTAGCGTCAGTAAAATATATTCTATACTCTTCAGCAGCAAAAGACTCTGGATTTGTTGATATACCATAATCACCTAAGTAAGGTATTGCTTGACCTAAAACATTTTTAGAAGAAACAGTTTGTATATTACCATCAGCATTAAATAAAGCATCTTTACCACTAGATAAAACTTTTAACACTTTGTTTTCACAAAAAACAACTACATCACCATCTCTAGTAAAAAGTTTTTGAATACTACCATACTCATCATTTATTTTTTTAATAATATCTTCTTCTTGTATAAACTCATTAAAACCACTACCAATAGACTTATTATATAGCTCAGAAAATATTATTGAGTTAGCTTTTCTAACTTCTTTGTAATCTGGATTTTGCATAGACTGCTCAAAACCGCTGTTTTTGCCATTTGTAGTATATTTATAAATAGGATCTCCATTAAAATCGTCTTTAATAGTATCAGACTCTACTCCGTTTCTAAAAGATATTACATTCCACCAACTAAGACCTATAGGTAAGCAAATATTTCCACCTAATATATTGTTTTGATAGTGAGTGTGTTGTTGAACATATAATAAATCTCCGACAAGATTTACAACTTTTGCAGATGTAAATCCTTTGATAGGATGTATAAAAGAAACGATAGCACCATTTATTTGATTTGGAAGAATACTTGGTGTATCGCTAAGCGTTATAACAACTAGTCCGTTAGAGTTTAATGATGTATTGTTTATATTAGATATTCCAGAAGTTTTAGCACCTCTAACATCTAATACTGCTAGATTAAGATCGTTAAAATCTCCAATACCAGTGCCAGTGTAACCTAAAGTAGCATTATACGGAATTGAATCTAGTATTTTAACAGTATCACCAAAATTAATATAATGATAACATGTTTTGTCTGTTAATCTAAGTGGATATGCTCTAGATGCTTCGTGAAAAAGACCTAAATCTATTGCTCTTTTTTTGCGTAATTCAAAAACTGCTCCATTAAATATTTGTTCACCAGGAGTTATAACATCACCAATTTGATCATCAAAGTCTGCATCAGCTTCAATTTTAACAAAGAACTTACCATTAACATCTTCAAAAGTAGCGTTTAATAAAGTAAATCCTTCAATAGAAAATGTAGTGGAATTATTAGAAATACCTTCTACAGCAGAATCTACAATGTCTAATATTTTATATTTAGCTGTTTCAGAGTGTACCGGTACATTACTGCCATGTGCTTTTTTAAGAATTAACTCATCACCTACTTCAGGCTTACTAGCATCGCTTTTGTTAAAACTTAGCCAAGCATTACTAACAGCTCCAAAAGTAGTTGCACCATCGTTTAAATCAGCTGGATAAGCACTACACAAAGTCATATTATAGTATTTAGGAGCTATTTCTTTAATATATAGTTTAAAGTAATCAGCCCAAGCTGGAGGATTATTTTTTATTTCAGCTACTAATGTATTTATTCCATCACTAGCTGATTTTGGTATACTAATAATATTTTTTTCATCAACTAAAACAGTACTTTCTCTGCCATAATAATCTCCGTATACAACACCTATTTGGTAAGATTGATCTGACTTTACAGATTTACCAGGAAAGCTTTGTGGCAAAGTTTCACCAGGGCTAGCTATTTCTTGACTAACAACATGAAAAGTAGCTTCACTTCCACTTACTGGATTTATGCCAAGCTCTATTTCGTCTATTCTATTGCTACCCATGTTTCTAGACTTAACACTGGTATTATATTTAATTTTTACATAAAATTTATCTCCAGGTGAAGCAATTACGTTGCTAGCAGATAAGCTTCTAACACCCATTAAAATATTATATGTCTTTAAATTATCTTCATCTGTTTTTTCTTGCTGATCTGTATCTAAAATATCAATATCTCCGTTTGCTTTTTCATGAACAAGTTCGACTCTAAAACCAACTATACATTTATCAGCTTTTTCGTCACATATTATTTGAAACTGAGGATGTATTGTAGAGTCTATACTATAAAACTGAGTAGCATTACCAGGAACAACAGGTACTTGATATTCGTATTCAGTAGAACTCCAGTTTGCTTGAGTATGACTAAAATCAACCCTCACAAAATCACCAGAGTCAACATCAAGTAAAACAGGATCTGTAGACTGAGCATTTACTCTTATAGGGCAGTCAGCTTGCAAAAAGTTAGTTTGTAAAAAATTACCACTAGATGTAGTATTATTTGAACTTCTCGTGTAAGTTGTAAAAGCAGGATTATTATGTAAAGATCCACATAGTGGAAAAGAATTATTATTTATATGAATACTATTAGCTCCTTCAGCGGTAACTATTCCAACTGACTCAGCAACACCTCCTGGAATACTTGTAAAAGAGCTCGTATGCTTAGGAGTTATTTCTCCATTAGCATAATCTTTTAAATCATAATTTTCTACATAGTTACCATATAAAACTCTTGAAGATGATATTTCTTGAGCTAAAGCTTTTCTAGGTACAGCATCAAAAGGTCTTATTTGTTGTTTAGTAGGTAAAGTTGTTCCAAAAATAGAGGAGTCTACAGTTATTTTTCCACTGTTTTCACCACCGAAAGTGCTAATAAATTCACTTTCATTTTTTTTAATATTTCTAAATATTACAGGATTTTCAGAAGCAGAGCTCTTATATACAAGCTCTATGGACTCAACTTGATCAGGCGTTGATTGTTCTACGAAGTCATAAATAGTTATTTCTTCTATTGAGCTAACCATACCATTATTTAAGCCAGTAGTATTATTATAAGAATATGTTCTAGGTAAAAAAACAGCTTGAGAGTAAGGTGCTAAGCTAGATTTTTCGCCGTTATCATAAACATATCTATAAGAAAAGAAAATAAAAGCATCTTCTTCTAAAATATTTTTAGTTTTTAATTGTGCAAACCATGTTTCAGCTGGTGGAGCTTCAGAAGCACTTATTTCGGTTTGTTGATCACCATTAGCGTCTAAAGGAAAATATCCAACATCAATATCTGTTATGGATAAAGTCCAATTATTTACGTTAGTGTTTGGCAGTGAATATGGTGTTGGTGTTGACGCATGTACTTGACCTACAGCTACAGTTCCAGTAGTTTGACCTGTTAAAATTATTTCAGCACCATCTTCCCACTGCGGATAAACAGCATCACCGTTATCATTTAAAGTTGAAATTTCAAAGAAGCTATTAGATAAGTCTGCACTAGCTATAGTGATTTGACCAGAAGTAAATAGTGCAACAGGATTGAAAGGAAAATAAAGAGGAAAATTGTAAATGCCGTCTAACAAAACGTTAGCAAAAGTGTCAGTTCCACCAGTTCTTGTTTCTTTAACTTTAGGAGCTAATCTTGGAGCTTTTCTTATTGTCGTTATGTGTTGTTCTTCAAGCTGAACAGGTCCAGAACCAACCGGTGTAACTAACGAATGTTTTTGAACGCTAGCGTCAACGGTACCTGTAAGAAGGGTAGTTTTAGAATTAAAATAATTTAAGTTTATTTTTTTAGGTTCGTTTCTATTATCTGTATAAAAAAGTATATTATCTATATAATTTATACCTGTTATTATATTGTTAAAAGGAGTTTTTGAAGAAGGAGTACCTTCAGTATTTAATTCTGTCTCTGTAGATCCGTTTAAAAAGTTCAGTATTCTTTTAGAACTATATCTCCAAACATAATTAAAGTTAGAGTGTTGTAGTAATGTCCAAGTTACGTTGTTTATCGGTATAGTTGTAAAAAGCTTTACTAAAGCGGGATCAGAATCGTAGTGTATGTCTGTTATTATAACTTCATCGCCAGCGGCATAAGCAGATATTCCGTTTTGAGGATTATATATTTCAACCCTCATACCTTTTCTAATTCCTTTAGGTCCATAAATAGGTGTGCCAGCAAGAGTAGTAAAAATTTCCGTATCAAAATTACCAGCCTCGATTTCACCAACAGTTGGTTGATCACCTTTTGCTTGATGTCTAACTTCAAAAACATCTACAACTATAGGAGTTGTTGTTCCAGATTCTCTACTTTTATCGATATCAAATCTAGTAATAACATCAGATCTAACACCTACATGAATAGCGTCTCCATAACCAACATCAGATACTAATTTTTCTTCAAAATCACTAGCTAGATGTATAAAGTTAAAAACAGCGTCAATAGACTCTTCAGCGTGAGATCCAACTGTTATTGCGTTTTGAGAAAACGATTCATTCATAAACGAGTTTCCATCGTAATCTAAATCTGTAACTTTTACGTTACCTTTAGCGTTTTGTACAGCGCCTGTATTAGAATCTTCAGAAGTAGATATTTCTATATTTAAAGCGTCTCGATACTCGCCGTTAGGTACTAGACGTTCATCAAGATCTTTGTTCATTCGACCTTTTAGAAAATTATGCTTTAACTCTGGCATATCTTAGTGTTTAATATGTTTAGAGCTTCCTCTAAGTACTTGTGTTATTTCTTCTAGCTTAATATTAGATAATCTAAGCTTTGCTTTTCTTGTTGCTGCTATTTTTTCTTTACGTAATCTTTGAACAACATATTCTGGAAATGGTATTTTATTTGAAACAATAGCGTAAGCAATATGTTTATACATTGCTTCTTCAGCAAACTTGTGTACTCTCATTTCAGCATTAGTTCCAAGACTATCGCTGATATATTTTAACGTTAAAGTCGAACCGTTTATATTAGAACTAAAGTGTATAAAACCTCTAATATCATCAATATAAAAAGAGCCATTAGTTTGAGAGTACTGAGGATCTAAGCCAAATCTTGATCCATCAATATAGTCCCAAGTATCATCATTATAAACGCTTTGATTAGCAGATGGCGTATGTGAGTCATAAGCATCCCAAGTATCAGAATCTGTTTTTAACACTAGCTCATCACCAGTAAACTCATAAAATGGAGCTACACCAGGTGTTGCTGTTTGAGCTATGTTAGATGGATTACTAGTTATTCTAGCTGGATACAAGACTAGCTCTATACCGGCCTGATCTACTCTAGTCAACTTAACATAGTTTACGTAATCTTGAGGTAGTGGCATTTTTAAAGTTGATGGCACTACTATTTCGTAAGCTTTAATAGATTTAAAAGTGTCAAAGCTTAATTCTTGCAAAGCTCTTTTAGCATGAAAAATAATGTCAAGTCTACTAGCTTTTTCAATAAGCTTGCCTTCTCCTACATATATAACTTGAAATGCGTCTATAATGTCTTCTAAAGAAGTAAATTGATAATTACCTAAGTTACTACTACCATAATACGATGCCGCTGTTGTTCCGTCTAATAAACCCATTTATTATTGTTTTTCTTGTTGAATATCTTTAGCTTCTTCATTACTAGCTGATTTAAATAAACCTAAATCTTTTAAACTAATTCCAGCTAAAACTAATATTCTATTAACTAAATTTACTTCTTCACTTTCGTGCATTTCAAAATTAGTACTTGTACTAGCGTTATACATAGCTTTACCAAGCACTACATTATAACCCCAAGATACATCTGTAGGTGTTTTTATATAATCAATTTTTAAAGAAGAAGAAAATG